GGCGTCTGTTAAGAACTGTATTAAATCAAAATCAAAAAGTGAACCAATTAGTTGTAAAGATGTAATAGCAATAGCGATAGCTTGAAATACAGCAAAAGCTTTTGATAAGGCTACTCCAAGCACGGCTGCTGCTGAAGCAGCTGTATTGAGAGCGCCAGCAAATTTTAACCCAGCTTTACTAGAGGCGTTTATTTGAGCAGTAACTAATGTTTGTGTTTTTTCTAAACCCTGAGTTCTAATTTTAGATTGCTCTAATTGTTTATTATAATCTGCTTGACTTATAACACCTTTTTTAATATTCTCATTTAACGCTGCTTGAACTCTATTTTCATTATCAATCAAGGGTTGAATCTCTTTTTTTAATTTAAGAGCTTGCTGAGTAGTAAAACCTCCCGCACCAAGTTGACGTTTAATTTCAGCGCCTTGAGCTCGTCCAGCACCAGGTAAAGCTCCTCCACCAACAAAAGCAGCACTGGCTGCGCTAGCTTGCTGTGAAAATGCTGCGGCATTTCTAGTAGTATTTGCAAAAGAATCTGCAACAGCACTTAGTCGTGTGCTTAAGCTTCCTAAACCTTCTACTGCAAAAGAAGCAATAGCCGTTTTTAGTCGTCCAAACACAAGAAGACCTATACCACCTAAGAGTGCAAGTCTATTACCTAAACCTTGATCTAAGAATCGAGCAAATGGAACTAAAGCATCAGCTAAAACTTTACCGACAGTGATTGCAAGATCGCTAAAGTTGGCTACAAGACGTTCAAATACTTCTTGAGTTGATTCACCCTGGTCAGCAATATCCTGAAAAGCAGCTTGACCATCTTTAATAACTTGTGTTACAAAAGCCTGTCTTCTTTCAAACTGTGTAAGAGAGGATGCAGCTTTGTTGACAGACGCAGCATAAGCCTCAACAGCTGGTTCAATACGGGTAAAGATACCAATTTCGTCTAAAAGTTCTGGTTCAAGCTTGATAGCACCACGAGTGATACGTTGGAAGGAATCTGTAAGATTTCGTCCTAAAGCACGAGAAGCTTTAAGAGCAACTTGGCCTAATTGTTCAATTTGATCAACATTAAAACCAGCAGATAATGCCAAGTTAGCCTGAGTAGCAGCTTCAACTATAGAAAGCTGTCCGGCAGTAATATTTTTAAGAGATTTGACCACAGAATCAGCATTTGTACCAACTGCGTTGGCTAGAGATTCTGTACCACGAAGAATTGTTTCAAACTGAGCAGCACGGTTCAATGCAGTAAAAGCAGCTGTTAAGGCAAACACGTTAGCTGCAGCGGCAGCATAGACGCCAACTACACCACCTAAACCTTGTGATTGAGCAGCAAAAGAGCGTCCAGCAGATGCCGACGCTTGTCCTAGTCTAGTTTGATCTTTTCCTACTCGTTGAGTAGCCTTACCGACGTTATCTAAATCTTGGGCGACCTTTTTGCCACCCTTTGACTCCATAATAACGCCGATTCTAGTATTCTTATTCGCCAAGGCTATCCTCTATTCACTTTAGCAAGTGATTCTCTTTCTTTTTGCTTTTGTGCGTAAAACTTACCTAATTCATCTTCACCAATCTTTAAAAGATCGAATACAGCACGTCTTTCCTCAACTTCGTAGATATTCATGATAGCTTCAAGTCCTGCGTAGTCTTTGCCGAACCAGGAACCGCTCATACCATCCCAACGATCAGGTAGCACATTTAGCAGAATAAGAGCTTGTTGACAATTAATGGATAAAGTAGATGGGTCTTTTGGAAGTTGTTTTTCATCAATTTCCCAGCCCATCTGCTCACACATCATAATGTACTGATCTTGATTCATACCCCCAGCAAAAAGAGAGTTGCGGAGGTAATCAATTAGTTTTTTGCGTCTTCTTCCGCTTTCTGTTTTGAAAACTGCTCAAAATCATTCATTGCGTCTGTAACGAATTGGTCAAATACAGTAGAAGATTTAAGAAGTTCTACAGCTTCCTCTTCACTATAATCGATATTTTCATTTGCGTCCATTCCTGAAATATCAACAGGAAGAAGAACCGGAAGATGCTTTACTTTAAGCCCTTTCCAGCCAATGATTGCTTTTTCGGCATAGTGATCAAGAAATTTATCATTGTCAATTTCTTCTTCACGCTGACGAGTACGCTTATTGAATTTATATGCAAGTGATTGGTTGCGAATTTTCATCAGATCTTCGCGTGTCAAATAACGAAGATTGACTACGAAACCATCAATATCTGGGAACTCTACCCAGGTAGTGGTTTCTTTTGCAATAAGATTTCCGATTTTACTCATGATTTCCCCTCATAAAATGCGAGTGCCTACCACATAGTCTGCTTCTCTAAGGTGAGGGGGAACCTTGATCTGCAAGTGGTAGGCACTCTCTGGTAAATATTAGTGTCCCCCCTCAGAAACACTTAATTAAGTTTTTGCAGCAACGATGGTTACTTCACCACCGGCGCCTTTGTTAGCAGTTGTTTCCTGACCAACAAAGTTAACTGTCATTGAGATAACGTCCTCTGTAGCCAGTACTGGGAATTCAAACTGAACTGCATCAAGCTGGAAGGCAACGTATGGAGCTGTTGTTCCACCAATGATGAGGTTAGCATTTGAAGTCTGTGCTGAAGCTGTACGAGAGTCGTTAGCAATGTTACGTAAGAATCCAGCGGATTCTGTATCACCAGAACGAAGATACATAGTAGCTGAACCTGTTACGGCACGAGTACCAGTAAACTGACCGATAGGCTCGTTCAGGTTAGCAAGTTCTTCTGGTGTTAAATATGTAATGTTGTTGTTATAGTCAAAGCTCAAAGCTGTAACTGGGAACGTAAACTTCACGTCTGCACCACCAGCAGAAGGCTGATGATGGAATTCAATCGCGCTCAAACGATTCTTAATGAATGAGTTAGTACCGATTGATCCAGCAACGTTCATCTGGTTAAATGGATGGTATGCAGCTGTTACTGTAGCTTCACTTGAGTTTGAATTAGCTGTAACTGACGTACCATCGTTAAGAACACCACCAAACACTGAAACAGCATTATCACGAGGATCACCTGTTAATTCTTTTAGAGTAGTTCCAAAACCAGCCCATGTGACTGTAGCGATTTCTTCGATACCCGCGTCAACAGTTGCCTGGTTAACAGTAGCATTTGAAACCTGATAAATCACGTTATCCATTTTAAAGTACATGTGGTTTTCTTGTGCTGTAGCAAAGTTTGAACGTGATGAATGAACACCTGTTGCAGCAGCTGTATTAGTAGTAAACAGTTTACCGCCGTCATTCCAAACTGATTGCTCATCTACACCAGAGGCTGGTGCAGTGTTAGAAACCATAGCTTGCCACATAAACCAGTCAGCAACAGGTTTTACGTTACCTGTTTGTGTGGTTCCGGCAGACGACCCATCAGCAGCTGCTCCAGTAGTAATGCCTGTTGGACGAAGGTAAACCTGTAAGTTCCAATCAACAGGATTAATAGCAGTATTAAAGCGCTGCTGTGAACGATCAGGGTTTGTTCCTGATTCGAGGCTTGTAATATCCTGCGTAGCAGCTGAAGAAGATGCTGCAAATCCAGCTAACACTTCAAGTTTCCAAGTGTTTTCTGGAGTCATTGCTGTAACAGCAGCACCGTTGATCAAATCAACTGTGGACAAAAATACCTCAGAATTTCTTTGTAAATTGAGAGATGCCATCTCTTTTTCTCCTTATCCGTCTAATCTATAGACTATTGTTAATTCAACCTCTGCTAATCCATAAGGAGTTGCAAGTCCTTCATCTGAGGTGATACTGTCTATGGTTATATCAAGTATACCTTTATCAGGATGGTCTCCGATAGAATAAATAACATGCTCTATATCTTGAACTGTGTCATCTACGAGGCTTTGAGAATTATCTTCTCCGAATACGTATGCTCTTATGGTAACGTCTAATGTTGCTACCGTCAAACTTTTAGAATTAAAATCTCTAATTTCGGTCCCAGCACTTACGTAAAGCGCTGGAAAGTCGTTTACTTCGTCGAGGAACTTAACTCTCCGATAAACATTATTAAACAAATTTTGTGAATAGGTATAGCCAGCATTAAACCCAGAGACCCCACCATCGATCTCTTTGAGTTGTGTAACTAAAAATTCTGTAATTTCTGTACGTCTTGATGCCATTATTTTCTAATAAACCTGTAATATGTTCCTATTAATTGTTGAACAGCAGGTCTTAAACCTTGTTGCTCAATAAGCTTACTGGGAGCTCTTCTCTCACTCTCAAAAACATTATAAATCGGGTCATAAGTATATTCAAGAAATTGTTTTTTCTCATTAATTCTTAATATCTGAAATGACTCTGCAAATCTTCCTGTACGTTCAGTAAGAACTAGTGGGTTTGGTTTTGGCGGGCCGCCAGGAGTTCCTTTAGGCATTGTAGCTCTAAACAACCTACGCGCAAGTGCCTCTATTTGCTCTTTACTAATTGCTGCTTGAAATTCTCTTGGAACAAGTTTTCTTTTTCGTGCACTTCCTAAATTAGGTTTAGCTCTAGTCGCAATGGCACCCATTTTAGTGGATACATCTGTTTCCATTTCAACTATAAATGGTTCTCCTCCCATAGAAGGATCGAACTGGGCCGCTAATGCAATGAGTTCTCCGTAGGTCTGAGCTAATTCAATGCCTGATCTCTTTTTAAGTAAATTAGCCCCTCCACCTCTTACGTAGTACTGAAATAATCTATCTGCAAAATTAGCTCCTATTCTATCCAGCATCTGTTTTGATACATCTATAGAATATTGTTTAATTAAAGCATATGCTTGAGAGTTCAGATTATACTGTATAGAAGTAAACCCTTTTGTACGAGAACCAAATAATTCGACAGTAACAAATTTTCTAAAGTTTGAGGGGTTTTTAAGATTCAAAATTTTAGCAGCACCAGGAGTAACTGCAATACTAGGTTTAGAAGAAAAACCACCTTTTTCATCAACATAGGTTATAGTTAAAAGGTTAGTTATTTTTTGAGATATCGCAGTAATAACAGTATTACGATATGACGAATCAGCTTCTGTTAAAAACCAATTCATCAAGGCATCCTTTGATTTACCGCCCTTAGCCATGACTTGAGCAGTTCTTTCAGTAAGTTGTTCAAGAACTGGTCGTCCTGGTGTTTGCTGAGTGATAGATTCGCTTGTTTTGCCTTTAGCAATTGTTTGTTTTAATTCAAGAGTTACTAAATCTTGATCGATTAAAAGCCCTGCATCTCTTTGTGCGGCTAATAGCTCATCAACTACCCTTTTAGGCAGCATTTTTCTAAGATCTTCCTCTTTTACTTCAATGTCTGGAGTAGATCCTGGAGCAGCATAACCTTTTCCTGTTGCTTCTTGCTTTGACGGCTCCCCTAAAAAACCCAAAAAGCCTTCAATACCATATCCGGTTCTTACTCCTTTACCAGAGAAAAAGTCAGAAAGTGTCTGAAGATTGAGCATCTTCTTGCGTTGTTCTGGGTTAGTTCTAAACTTACCTGCCTTAAAATCATTTAGCGCAGATAAGAACTCTTTCGGAGGTCTACCGTCAAAAACAAGCTTAGTATCAAGCTTAAAAGTCACGAGATGATCCTATATAAATCTAAAATACGTCTGATATGAGGAGGGAAATTTCCAGCAAGCGGATAGCCTTCAGCACGCTCGCCTTCAAACGAAAAGCCTTTCTTCTCTTGGTCTTGTTTGTATAACAGTTTAATCATATCAAGTGTTGCGAGTTGTAAATCTTGTGGTACATCACCTGATTCATAACCAGCACGATACTCTACTTTAACTCCTGAAGGAAACGGCGCAAAAGAAGGAGGACCTGCTAATGTTAGTGCTGGATAGTTATTACGAATTGTTGGGAAAGAACCTCTGATTCCTACAGCACCTGTATCACGCGTAACTTCTCCCATATCTCTTGTAAAGTTATATTCATTAGTTTCGCTATGAACATCTTTTGCTTCAGTAGCATCATTTTTACCATCAAAATGAGTTAAGAAAATAGTATCTCCATCAGGTCTAAAACGTTTTTCCGGAGGAGTAAAGTCAGAAGAGTAACGAGAGATATCTGATACTCTTACCTCATCCATATATCCTTTAAATGTTGTTGCAATTTCAACGTTTGAAGTAAACGTCAAATTCTCGACAGCAAAAGAAGCGTCAGCAATGGTATTACCATTATAGTGTAAATAAACTTTTTCTTCAGTAAGATCGCGGGATACTGCTACATGTGCCCAACGACGTTTTGCAAATTGCTGAGTTTCAATGTCAGTATTTGCTCCTTGGATAGTTGTTGCTGATCCTGAAACATTTGCCTCAAATTCCAAACCATACTGATTTGCAAGCCTAAATTGAATATAATTTGATGAGTCTGTATTAATTGCAAATAAGACGTTATCTTGTAGTGTCGCATCATCAACACGAATAAACATCTCGATGGTAAAATCACCCTCTTCAAATTTTAAGTTTGAAGGAACTGTAGAGCCTAACACAAAATCTGAAATTCCAGTTTCAAGTGATGATTTACCAAATTTTTTGACACGAGAGTTAAGATGCGCATTATTCTGAAAAGTAAGAGTAAGCGCATCAGTGTCTTGAGTAGTAACAGGGCGGCCTATAGTAGTTGGATCTGCCAGAATTACGTCTTCTACTCCATTATACTCAGAAACTTGATAAACATTAGAGAGTGGTAGACGAGATACCATAACTGAAGTTTTACCTCCATCAAATACTTCTGTGTAGTTATTGGCTAAAATTTCTTGACCAATATAGTGCTCAACTACTCCAGTTGCATATGAAATAATATTTGAAAGACGAGCATCAGATGTAGTTGAGCTTATACTCAAGTAATCTTTTACTTGTGCTAATGTTACAAAAGGGTATTTACCTAAACTTTCTTCTAATCTGTCTACCATTTATCTCTCACTTATTCTTCTGAATCGTCTTCGTCTTCATCCCAATCATCTTCATCATCATCTTCTTCAATGATTGGACTGGGAGCTGGAGTAGGCTTTGAAACTGGAATAATAGTAGCTGATACAGAGGGGGCTGACCATTCAGCAACCATAGATTCTGTCTGCTCTGCGCTATACCCATTTACTCTACACCAATGACGAGCTTGTTCTGGGGTTGTAATATCGCTAGGAATCATTTAATTCTCCTTAAAATAAAAAGGGAGGCGATGACCGCCTCCCCCAGTGTAATCCAAAGATGTAAACCTAAGATTAGGCTCCAGCTTCGATTGTTACAGCGTAGCTGTACTTAGTAGCGTCAAGAGCTGAACTTGAGTTAGTCGTAAGGGCTTTAAAGTCAATACGAGTGCTCATGTACATAGCAGTGACCTGCTGACGTGGTTCGTACTCGCTCTCAATCTCGATACCGCGACGTTCTGCGATCATAAAGCCAGGCTTATAAAGCAGGACACCGATGTCGTTACCCTGAGTACCAACGTTATCTAAGAACTCAGTGATTGCAATTGGAATACCGTAAACGGCGCCAACTGAACCTGTGAGGTAAGTAGCGTTAGGACCAAACTTGTCAACTGTCTGGAAGTCAGAAGTTGTTACAAGGTTGTTGTAACCTTCGATTGATGTTAAGTACACAAGGTCGTTACCAAGCTGCAAGCCATACTTGCCAAGCTTAGTGCGGGCTGCAGCGATGTCTGATGGATCAGCTTTATCGTTTGCAGAACCTGTGTCCACAGTCAGACCAGCGCCTACGTCGTCAGTCAGGTTAGTAATACCTTCGATGACAGACGCATAACCGGTACCAGCTGTAATTGCGTTTGTTGGTTGTGCTGTGAAGCCAGTCAGAGCACCAGTACCACGCAGGATTGCTTTATCGATAGCGCGGGCTAAACGACGTGTAGCAGCTGCACGCAAGAAGTCGAGCAGAGGAAGAACTGTATCTTCTTCTTCATCTTTTGCGAGGTGTGTGGTAGCCATGAACTTATGTGGAGTAAAGTCCACTGAGCTGATGGAGTTCTGGTTGCTGGTTGGTACACGGGTGGCGTCGGCAATGCCAGTAGCAAATGTGCCAGAAGCAAACTGTGCTACATCACCATCGGTGTCTTCATCAGCGACTGGTACGCGGAAAGTTTTCGCGTCAACAGCCATACGGTTAAACATTGGAGCAACAACCAACTGCTGTTCCATTTCCGTATAAATGTTTTGTGAGAAGTTGCTCAAGAACTGGTCAACAGATGTGACAGCTTTCATCTTTGCACCATACTTGGTGTCGAAGATGTCACGCTTGTTTAACAGTTTAGCAACCAATACGGCGTTAGCCATTTCTTTTTCAGAATACTGAGCTTGATTGCGGCTCTGCTCCTGATAGTGCATCTTAGAGCGCTGTAATGCAGCAATCTCTTCTTGATACTTTTCCATCTGAGCTTTAAGTTCAGCAACTTGCTCAGATTCACGCGGTGTGTAAGCTTCTGCTTTATCACCTTTGACCAGGGTTTGCTGGTCAGCAGCGTCTGCTTCCTTCACGATAGCTTCACCGGTCTTTTGAACCAGTTCAGCAACTGCAGGCTCAGACACTTCAGCACGTGGTGCTTCTTTTTTGATCTCTTCAGCTGGGGTTGCAGCAGTAAGATCGATTGTATCTACGACTTGATCAGCCATTTCGTCTTTCTCCTTATCAGAATTTTCGTGAAGCTCTTTAGTCAGACTTTCGCTTGTAACCGCGTCTTCACTTGTAGATTTTTCGACTTGTGAATGTTCTTCTGTTTTCACATTAACAACATTATCACAGTCTTCGCCTTCAGCGTCAACCTCTAAAAATTTAAAGATTGGCGATTGCTCTGTAGCGACGTTGGTGACTCTAAACATTTTTTCTTGATAGTTTACGAGATCACCATGTTGAAGTTTACTTGCGTCTTCGGAAAGCAAGTTTGTGAACGGGATAGATGCCATAGGATCTCTAATTTCAAGCTCCTCTTCATCATCCTTTTCAATGTCAGTGACTTCTTCCGATGATTCTGCTTTGACCTCAACTTCTTCAGTTTCAGCTTTTTCTTCAGTCACTTCTTCAGACTTCTCTTCAGCTGTTTCTTCAACAGCCTCTGTTACTTCTTCAGTAGCTTCTTCAGCTTTAGCCTCAACCTCAACTTCAGCTACTTCTACTTCAGCTTCATCAGCTTTAGTTTCGATAACTTCGTCTTGTTTTGAGTTACTCATTGCTTCCTCCTCGGTTGGAGACAACGGACGTTCGTTAACAACTTCGCCCTCCTCCATGCTATGAATCGGAACACCTGCCATCGTGATCTCATGAGAGTGGCCTTCGGCCTCTAACACAACACCAGCAACAACTTTATGAGCGTGGTTTTGCATATGAGATGCGTAGGTTGTTACACCATTTCCATTTTCATCCATTTCAACAGTATGATAATGGCCTTCGCTCATATCGGTGATTCCTGCTTTAATTTTACGCATCTTCTTAATTTCTTCAGCGTCAGCCTCTTTAAGAGACTTTTTAAACTCATTAAATTCTTCATCAGAATCAAAAGATTTACGAATTGAGAATAATGAATCTTGATTACAAGGAACTGAAACAACTGAAATTTCCAGTAATTCAACTTCCGTGATCATCATAGAATCATCTTCACGATTATATTTTCCATCTTTTACTCTGAAACCAACAGAGAAGCTTTTTAAAGCTCCGTCTTTAATAAGAGTTTGTACGCCGTGATTCTTTTCGGCAGCTTCTGAAACCATGCCTTCAACAAAGATTCCTTTTTTATCAACACGAATATTGTCTACACGACCGATTGGACAGTCATGTTTATGTTGATAAAGTAAAACTGGATTACGGCGATAGTTATCTACGCCTTTGGCCCAAGCTTCAGCAGTAACAATATCGCCTGAGCGATCTTTAGCTGTAGTATTGGCATAACCAGCAATCTTTAAAGATTTAGAACCTTTTTTCAGTGCTTTAGTTTCAAACGAGCTGTTCAAATAAAGTGTTTTATCCATCAACTGTATCCTCTAAATTAGTAGATTCCTCTTGGGAAGGTCTTCCACCCTGGGTAGCATCAGTTGCGCTACCTGTAATGTTCTGTGGTATTCTTATGGTATCATTATTCTCGATTTTTGGAAATCTTAATCCTTCACGAGCTTCATTTGGGGTAATAATTCCTGTATTAACCAGAGTTGAGTAATAAACTGCCTGTGTTCTGTTGTCTGGTTGTAAAGCAGGGACTGCTAATCTGTCAGGAGTGATAGTTACTCCACCATTGAAATGATGGGAGAATGCTGAACAGAACTGAGTTAAGATTGGTAAAACAGTGTGTAGATAGAAAAGTTTTTGATTGGCGTCAATATTTGCGTTATTTCCAGATTTAAGCAAAACATAAGGAACACCTAAAGCCTTTGCCATATCCTGTTGAATGCGTTCGATAGAGTTTTCAAAATCTAACTGATCAAAAGATTTTGTAGAGAACTCGTCGATCTTTAAGCCGCCATCAAGAATTGCGGGATTACGAGCACCATCAAAGATGGTGGTATAAGAAGCTCTCCATGATTCTAAAAGACGTTCTTTAACTCTTTTAGAAAGAATGTTGTCCGTAGTAAGAACAAAACCGGGAAGAGCATTATTCTTAAAAAACTGTCTCTGGAACTTAATCATATAATAGTAAAGTTCCATTAAATTTAAGATTGGCTTAAGTTTAGATGTACCTCTAAAAATGGAAAGCTCATTTTCTGCCATAATATGAATAATCTCAAAAGGCTCAAATCTAATAGCTTCACTTTTTGAAGTTTGTTTACCACGCCCAAAACCGTAAAAATCATTTGCCTGTTGATTGTGGACTAAATAGTTATAATGAGATACAAAGGTGCGATCATCTGGAACTACTTCCACATCATTTGCAGGAAGTAAGTATAGAGAATCCCCATCATAATAGAAAAAGGCATTACCGTCTAGATGGAAGTCTAAAAAAGCTCGTCTGAATAGACGAGTACGATCTTCAAAAGGATTAGGCTTTACGTTAAGAAGTTTGTTAACTTTTTTAGCTGAACCACCAGAAATATTAAGAGGAATTTCGCATAAAGCGTTAATGACCATCTCAACAGAACGATGAACAACTTCAATCTCACGATAAGCTTGTTCATAATCAACAATAGTTTCTGGAGATGCAAAAGGTTCAAGAGCTGCAACAGAAGGTTGTGCCGGATTAAGCTTTTCTGCTACCCACTCTCTAAAACTACGTCTATCGTTATCTGCCATTTTTGTCCTTTTGAATATTTAACCAATTTTTAACTTTAGCTGCTAAATAGTTAGAATATCTTTGCCCATAAATTGTGTGTAGTCTCTGGTGATGAGATTTACATAGTGTGAATAAGTTGTGATGGTCTAAACTTTCCTTACAGTCTACTGCAAATTCTTCACGAAGGGAAGTAATTTTTTCAACAGTATCAATTTCCGTAATCTTATTGCGAACACACCACTCATTAAATAGTTGACTAACTGAAAAAAGATGGTGAAGCTCTAAATTATCTTTTGAGCCACAAATGTAACATTCATCACGTAATTTATAATCTTTTTTAATATAATCTCTAATATACTTTATTGGAAATCTTTTTAATTCAGACATTCTTGAAGGACCTCCCATCGTTTTGAAAAATGATCTGGGTGTTTGTTTAAACCTACATCACCTTCATCTAAACTAAGAACTTTTCCAGATATAGTATTAAGGTATTGATGATTAAAATGTTTTTTAATTAAGTAACTTACTAAGATATCATCACCCCGAATCATATTAGTAGCATCTAATATATCAGATTTAACAGCATCTAGGCAAGATTGTTTTACCATTATGATGGAGCCTACTAAGAAGTCTACTTGTTTATTTACACACCACGAATCTTTGAGTTGTTTATAGTTTTTTGCTTTTTTAATTCCATATTTACCATATACCCCAACTATATCTTGTTGCATATCATACATCTTTTTAATAAGTAAAGGGTGAGGAAGCAAATCATCGTCTAGTATAAGTTTATACTCTTCTGGATATTGAAAACAACGAACCCAACGTTCAATGCAATACTTATTCTTAGAGTTATTTATTACTTCAACACCAGAATGATCAAATGCAACATTAGGATTATTATTTATAACAGTGATTCTGAAGTTTTTATGTAGAGCATCACAAATTGCTTTTACATTTTGCGGTCTCTTATAGTTCAAGATTATAATTCTAAGCATAAATTGAAATGTTACTCATTTTTTGGTGTGTGTAGATTGCATATCTTACTGCATCACAAGGGTGTGATGCCCAATCGTGGATGGGTTTGGGATTTTCAGTATTAGGATTCCACTTATAGGCTGCCATTGCAGAGAAAGTGTGTCTAGCACCTTCAGTATCAAAGAATAAACGATCTTGTTCTATTAACACTTGAAGTGAGTTAATTCCATCATTTACTGATTTAATTGCGTTTTCGCAATAGATATCATAGTCATAAGCAAAATCAGCCTTTACCTGTTGAGCAGCAGAGTCAATGTAGATAGTATCAATATTCCATTCATCTACTTTTTCTTGAATTGCTGCTGCAAGTTCTGAAGTTGTAGATTCTTTTGAAACAAACTCGTCTACAATAAAATAATTGTCTCCATCCGTTCCAATTACAACAAAAACATTTTCATCTCGATAACCTACGTCAAGACCTCCAATTACTTCAGAAAAGCGTTCCCCAATAAAATCACCTATATGTTTATCTTCATCTAAATCAAGATAAATCTGAGACTCAGTTGTAGTCCATTCACACTCATACTCTTGAAGATAGAGCGCTTTTGTAATCGATCTTTTAGCTTCTTCAACATCTTTTTCTGAAAGTCTAGGGTTAGATCTCCAAGTATGGATAGAAGAGGCCCACTCTGCATACTCTGGATCTTCGCCACGTAGATAATACTCATAAAGATAATTACCCTTACCGCGAGGAGTTGAGATCCATAAACAACGAGAGTCAGTAAAAGTTGAAAGTGCGGGTCGTAGATCACGAGTGTAGTATTCATCATTAGGAATAATTGCAGCTTCGTCTACGATCAGAAGGTTTGCAGCTCGACCTACAAGCGAATCACGATTATTAGCGGAAAGCAATCTAAACACAGAACCATTGATTAATTTCACCACCTTATCTTTTTGGTTAAAGCGGTCAACTTCAATTTCTAGTTGTTTAATTAAGTCTGTTACGTAATCCCAGATGATTGATGATAGAGAAAAGTTAGGAGCAACAACCATTACTTGTTGACCGGGTTCTAGAAGTTTAGCAAAGGCTAGAATAGCCGCAGCATATGACTTGCCTGTACGACGAGCTGCAATGTGTACACAAAAGCGGTGAGAGTCTAAATTCTCTACCATTGCCCATTGTGATTCATTGAATTGAACTGGGGTTGGAAGACGATCTAAAAGTCGTTGAATTTTGATACGAAAAAATTTATCATTCATCGTGGAAGTATATTGATAATCATTGCAAGAAGGGAAATTATTGTAACTGAAACACCGCCTACCCACAAAAGAGTTTTTAGAGAAGCTCGTCCAGTAGTAGCTAATTCACGAATCTGCTCTATCTCTCGATCCATCTTAAGCATCTGTGTTTCCATACGTTCAAACATTTTTACTATATTGAGATAGCGTTCTTCACAAACAGCCTCGTGTGACTGAATTTCAGCTTTATTGTTCTGTGAACGTTCGTGAAGACGTTCAATTTCAACTTGTATTTGATCTAGTTCGCGAACGTCGTTCATTATTACACCTTATGTTTTAATAATATACTGCACCACTTCAGAAGGTAGAGTAGTGTTTACAGTAAATCCATTAACTGTTAAAGCAGGAATTGATAGAGCTGGAATACTTAAAGCAGGTACTGAATGTGTATGCCCATTAACAGTTAAAGAAGGAACACTTAGAGCTGGTATAGAATGAGCGTGGTTATTCACAGTCAATGAAGGTATTGAGTGTGTATGGTTGTTAACTGTCAATGATGGAATAGTTAACGCAGGAATTGAGTGCGTGTGTCCATTAACCGTTAACGACGGAACTGAGTGAGAATGGTTGTTAACAGTTAAAGAAGGAACTGAGTGTGTATGGTTTGTTTGATTTACAGAAGTTACTAGTGAAACCTGTGTTACGTCTTTTGTACCTGCAGCTAGAGTCTGGTTAACTGTATAATAGGTAAGAGTTAATCCCCCTGAACCACCAGCACCAGTATTAGAAGCTACAGTAGTAGACTGTGAGTTACCTGTATTAGCTGCTACAGTAGTAGCGCCTGAAGACCCTGATGTTGCAGAGCCTGTCACAACTGTAGGAGCATTGGTAGCATTATATCCAACAGTAGTAGACTGAGAATTACCTGTATTAGAAGCAGCAGTAGTTGAGGTAGCATTACCTGTGTTACCTGTACCAGTATTAGACGCAACAGTGGTAGCACCTGAAGATCCTGAAGTAGAAGTGCCTGTGTTACCTGTACCAGTATTAGAACTAGCAGTTGTAACACCAGTTTTAGTAGCAGAAGTCAATACACCATTAGCGCCAGCAGAACCAGCTGTATAACCTAGTGTGGCATTGTTCGTACCTTTACCTAGAGGAACTTTGTCTCGAAGATCAGGAACATTAAAAGTGGTAGAGCCATCGCCTACACCATACCCAGTGCCGATCACAGCAAATAAACGAGCATAGGTTGTACGAGAAACAGCAGAATTATCACAAAGAAGCCAGCCAGTAGGAGCTGAAGCTGCTCCATATGCAACAATTGTTCCTGATGGAATAATCTCTGCGCCACCAGCGGTGCTTCCATCGTGGATACGAATATTGTTTGTATCTGTATCGAGAGATATCTCACCCACAAGTCCTGTATAAGCATTGTTTTGGGCTGAAGTTCCTCGTCTAAATTGTAGCTGTGTAGCCATAGTTTACTCCTTAAAGTGTTCCTAAATCAAATGTTCCTGTAGTGGTTAAATTGCCTGTAATGTCAACGTCCCCTGTTGCCTGAATCTCTGTGCCTTGAGTACTATCAATAACTAGTCTTTCTGTTCCGTTAGAAGATACAGTAATTGCTGGATCTATAATTGATACTAAAGAATCGGAATCTGTTATAGCGTTAGAGCTTAATCCTTCAAAAGTGGTAGCCGAAATCGTGCCTACAACAACGTTACCACTACCACCGCCTACAGTGACAGTAGAGTTAGCTTCTACTTCAAATACGCCTGTAGCATCTAAACCAAGGCCGCCCATAAATGGTGAAACTTTTATACTCATAATAACCTTTCTATCATAATTTTAACCTATGGTCAAAATATATTTACGAGAGTGCCCCTAAATCGAATGTTGTGACAGTTAATCCGGCAAAAGTTGGAGAAGCACTGGTAGCAACATCCTGTCCAATTGCAATATCATTTGCGTTAACGGTGACACCTGTACCTGCTCCAATATTTAGTGTTCTATCCGCATTAAGTTGCCCACCACCAGTTAAACCATCACCAGCGATCACAGAAGAAGTAACCGTAAAGGTTAAATCATAAGGATCTGCGACAGAACCAGGAGAGACATCTGTAAAGTTAATATCAACGCCACCGCCTTCAATAAACTTTACCCTTTGACCATCACCCATTTCAACTGAAGTGCTGTCGTCGTCTTCAAGTGAGAAGCTTGATATGCCTGAACCTGCAACAGCCGATGCGATACCAGAGGCTAGTTCTGCAGCATTTGATGCGCGGGTAGTTTCAACTGCGTAATAGTTGCCGTGCTGACCGTCTAGCTGGTCAGCATCAAGAGAAGAACCAGTTCCATCTACTGTAAGAAGTTTTGTTAATATATCAGCAGCAGTATAATCAGCTGAATTAAGTTTTGCAGCTATATCTGATGCAAGTGCTGCAGCATTAGCATTAGAGGATGTTCCGAAGTTATCTACGGTAGTTGTTAGGGTTGCAACATTATCCTGCACTACATCAATGTTAGCTGAGATCTGGGTGTGCGTTGCATAGTCGTTTGCATAGGCTGAGAATAGGGTAGCAGAGTCATTAGCTTGAAGCTCTACACCATCTGAATAAACTGCTACAGCTTCGAGACCAGACGCTGTAATATTTGCTTTATAAGCTCCACCAATGACACCTACAATTTCATTAGTTGGGAAATAGAAACCAGTAGTCGGACGATCTGCATGATGAACTGCGGTAAAGTTTGGATCGTGTGTGCCCTCAGCTCCAAACGAATTGGCATGAACATCAATATAGGAAATAGCATAATGGTTGACGTTATCAGCTGGAGCATCAGTAAAGATAAAATCAATATGGTCTCCATAAGCTGCAAATCCAAAAAACACATTTGCATCTTGACCACGATTGATTAAAAGACCAGCATCAGCTGCAAGTTGAGCATCTGCAGGAGTATTAGCAGCTAAAAGAAGGGTGGCATCATCAATCTGTGCAGATCCAATACCCAAATCTACTTGCGCACCAGCTACATACAAGTTACCTGATACTGTAAGGGCTTGCTGCATAGTAACATCACCAGTAAATTGAGTGGTACCATCGATGATTGCAGCTACATTATCTTGGACTACATCTAGATTAGCATTAAGTCTAGTCTCAGAAGAGACGATTCCAGCCGCCAAAGCTGAGGCGTTTGAATTAGATGATGTCCCAAAATTGTCAACTGTTGTAGTTAGAGTTGAAACATTATCGTTGGTTACATCAAGATTAGCATTTAGACGTGTTTCAGTATCAGCAGCTGTGCCAACAGACACAGTAGCTACATTGTCTTGTACTAGGTCAATATTAGCTTGAAGACGTGTATATGAGGCGAAGTCGTTAGCTAGAGCTAAAAAGTATGTGGCTGACACATTAGCTTTTGTGTCTAAATTTGTATTAGCATATGATCCAAAGTTATCTACAGTAGTAGTTAAAGAGGCAGCATTATCGTTAGTTATATCAAGGTTAGCGTTTAATCGAGTCTCAGTGCCTGTTGCTGTATCAACAGTAGAAAGAGAAGCAATATCAGCTGCAAGAGCAGCAGCGTTGGCGTTGGATGACGTACCAAAGTTATCAACAGTTGTAGTTAATGTTGTGACATTATCATTAGTAACATCTAGATTGGAGTTTAAACGTGCTTCTGCAGCTACAATCGCTGCATTAGTACCTGTGAATGCGTTAATTCGAATGGTAACATTGTCATTACGTCTTGTTTCAAGGGCAGAAAGATCTTGAGATACTTGATTGACATTATCTTGGATCAAATTAAGGTTAGCGGAAACGTTTGCAACTGAGGTATCTACTTGTGTGGTGTCTCCTGCTGCGTCTTCAATCTTCAAACCTGTCTCAACGGCAGAAAGGGTGACATTACCAAGCTTGATTGATCCTGGGCCTACATAGAGATCTTTCCAAACTTTATCGGGTGCGCCTAGTGAAAATACATTGTTTTGAGAAGGTTCAACATTAGCATCATTGATGATAACATTAGCTTGATCACCAGTTGAGTTGTAGGTAAAGAAGACATTATCTGCTCGACGAGTTTCAACAGCGGTAACATTGGCCTCTACATCTGTAAAATCTACCGTGGTGTTAGATGCTGAAGTAATACGGCCTTGAGCGTCTACAGTAATAACAGCAACATTAGTAGTTGTACCATCAACACCACCATATAATCCAGCAGTTACAGCTGTATCGTCTAGTTGAAGAGTTACTGTATCATTAGTGATAAGAGGGGTGATACCCCCAGAACCAGCAAAGATTAAATCATCTGTGCCTACAGTGATATCATCAGTGGTTCCAGTGTTTGAAATGGTGAGAATTGACGACAGAGCTGACACATTAGTTTGAACTGCGTCAATATTTGCGTTTAGTTGAACATAAGTGGCATAGTCATTTGCCGCTGCTATTGAAGTAGTCAGCGATGCAATGGTAACTTTTTTGGTAGAATCATTATTAAGATCAACGATCGGAAGCACGTCATTAGTCGCAATATCAATAGCGGCCAATTCGGTGAGATCGGTAATTTTTACGTTTGCCATTTAAATTCCTTTAGCCTAAGAGAACATATTTCACATATTGTCGCACAACACTACTAGACTGTCAAAATGAAAAAGGTTTAACTCTGCCTTTGGGTAATTATGCCTCGACCATCTTGTGTTATTATGTCTTGGGCACTTTGAGTTTCTAAAGAATCGCCAGCAGAGTCAAAATCTTGCTCTAGTAATAGGACCTGAAGTGGGTTTTGGTTCAGAGCGAAGAAATCACCTGCCTGAGTAGTCAACGGATCAAAGAGTGCTGTGATTGCCTCATCAGTGACGATATCAGATTGTTCTACTGCAATAAATCTAAAGTCTTGTGCTTGAAGAGTGCGTCCGTCTTGGGTAGTAAGATACTCAAAGTCACCAACTACAGGAGCTGCGCCAAACACTCGACGAATTGCGGAAGTGGATAAGAGTAGTCGAGAAATACCTAGCGGCATTAGTCTCTCTCAGAGATGTAGAGTGTCCCACCGCTTGTAGCTTGGATGACTGCCACATATTTATCATTGAGTGTAGCATCGGTTTCTGCCCCAAGTGAAATGTCATAGGGCAGCGATGCAGGCAAAAAGTGTGAGTTAGATGTGTTCGCTTCTACCCCAGAGTCTCCAGTTTCAATAAAACAGTCTTGCGTGGAGTAGAGAGTGATAACACGAACTGACCCTGAAATAGCAGGAGAGACATTAGAGGTCGCAGTAAAAGGAACTTGATACCCAGCATTAGGTCGTAGGCCTAACACAGGAATTGGATCATTACCGTCATCACGTGGTTGTTTACTCATGTCATCTCCTTTACTTTATTATCTTTTATATAGGTTGTTCCGTCCAATGCAATTTTGTGCGTGGGGCACATCATGCATCGTTGATTAACCGAGCGCGAAGCGCTCGCAAATTTTTTTCTCTTATTGTCCATGAAGTGCAGTTTGCTTCATGTAGTTTGGAGAGCTTGAGCATTTCCCTCATCAACAGATCAACATCCAATTCATTCGTAGTGTCCACGGGAGAAGAGCAATTGAGACCATCATAAGTGTAATCCAGATTTTCCACTCTAAACTCATGTTCACTCATTCCATGAGGTCTCGCATGAGCTTGTCATAGTTGTTAATTTGTACAGCTACCGCAGGTCCCTGCGTTTTCGGCTTGAGTCCTGTTTCCACTTCTTGTAGATGCTTCATCCAGTCGAGTAGATCTTTTTTAGAGTAGATGCCTGTTTCCACCGCTTCTTGTATCTTTTGATCAATCACCGCATTGATGAGATTGATGCGCTTTATACGATTAAGATATCCTTGAGTGGCAAACACTGAATCGATGTAGTTCTTCACCTCTTTTTTCTCAATGACCGCAGTCACGCGGTCCTCCGAAATGCCATACTCTTCAGATATCTCTTCAATTCCTTTGCCCGATAGGTAATCGTTAGCGAGCGCCAACATCACCGGGTCCAGAGGCGGAGCCTCTAAGCTGCGGTTAAGTGCATCAACAGTTGTTGTTACTGAATTGTTTGAACGTGTCATGTTGTAATCTCCACATCATAAGTAATTGCGAGTGATATATCAGCTATTCCATAAGGTGTCATGAGTCCATCATCGGTGCGTAGCGTAGCTACGCGTGCCTCTTCAACGCCATGTTGCGGATAGGTGTCGGCAAAGCTATCTATCGCGGCCTCCACCTGATCGGCCAGCCGTTCGCATTCTGATGCGATATCGTCAGTATCCCCATCGTATACATAGACGCGAAGGTCAATACCTAAAATATCCATCTGACGGCCTGCACCGCGATGATCACGCTCCGCACGGCGTGGAACAAACGTGATTGTCGGAAAGTCGTTCACATCATCTAAATACTTAAATCGTCTAAAGACATTTGCCGGCAACACGTCAGTGTTGGAGCCAAGATGTGAAACAAAAGCTTCTATGATATCGTTACGTCGGGCCATATCTCATGTATCATTTCATCTAAGGATTTATCTTTTTTCCATTGAATAAAAGGTTCAAATCCAGAATTAGTATAATTGTACCCACACCAACGAAGAATATAACGACAAACGTCATAATCTGAGACAATCAAAAAGTTATCTTCAAACCATGTTTTTGCCCATGTTAAGGAGGGAACCTGGAATGGTTCAAACGTTTCCCATTCTTCAATGCGACAATTTGGGTGTAGTATGCATTCGCCTGGTAAGCATTGATTACCGTTTGCATCAATTGGTATTTTGTAAATACCTGAAGGTTCTTCATAAGCTACTGGAGGAGTCCCAGGCCACCAGTAATTACCAGAATCATCCTCATCTGCAAAATGATTATAAACTAAAGGACCATATCTAAACTTTTCTGCCATTAGTAACTTTCTTTTTTATCTAAAAAATACTTAGCAACGTCAAAATCTAAACCGTTGCCATATGTAATCACACAAGCTTCGCCTGCATCAGGAAAGAACTCAGCTATAGTAAAACTTCCAGTATCGGGATTCACAAAAACATAAACAGGTAATTGTGAAACTGTACCGTTTTCAAATTCAACTTCACCAACTCCACCTACAAGAGCGTATTCTTTATATTTTGTTAAAAGTTCGAGTAGTTGAACATCTGTACCACACTCGATTACCTTAAGCCTCTTCTCCCCTGCAATAGCAGAGAAGCTAAAAAGTAAAATTAATGTGGCTGCCAGGAATTTCATAAATTCTCCCCTGTAAAATTTTTTTGGATCGCTTGGGGATTACAATTCAAACTTAAGTCTATCATACTCTTCCCTTTAAGGGATGTCAAGAAATAACCGTGTTTTTTGAAATTTCCCAGTTCGAGGCCGTGTAGAGGTGCGATGCAGGGCAAAGCAATATTATGTCCTAAGAACCGCCCCCTACGCAATAATATTACAACGTCAGGCTGGAACAAATCGTGAACGGCGTCAAACGTTTGACACAAAATAATGCATTTTTTTACCATTTGCCCCTTGATTTATCCGACTAAAAGGCTTATATTATATACATAACTTGATGAAAGGAAATGTTATGGACGATTTTGATCTTGCAGCTCTCGAAGCAGAAATGGAAGCTATGACACAAGAAATGTCAGACGAGGAAATTGCTGAAATGGAAGCTGATGTCAAAGCTGGTTTTGACGCATCATTCACTGAAATTTTTGGAGGTTAACATTGTCATGTTTATCAACTACCGCAAAGAAGCAAAACTCAAAATGGTTATCTTTGGCACTCTGCTTTTCGCTGGGATTGTTCTTAGCGCCTTGGGCAGCGGATACGTTCTTACTACCACACCTGATCAAGGCTTTGCTTTTTGGATAATGCTGGGCGTTGCCTCTATGGGCATCATGACTACAGTTTGGTCATTCATTGGCTTTGCTTGGGCTGCTATTGACTACAAAGAACTGTCTTAAAACCTGTTTTTGCTAACCTTTACAAAGGGTTAGCAGACGCCCGGCCGCCGAGCCCTAACTTATTGAAAACATTAGATAATTTATTTTATAAGCCTTTGATAACAAACGAAACTTTTTTTCAATCAGCCCTTGACTTTTGCCCTTGGAATACCTATATTATAACTATAACCAATTACAGAAGGACTAAAACCATGATGACATTTTATACAGCTGGCAAAGTTTGGCATAACACTAAATTCCAAAACTTGCGTGATAACCTTGGCTTTGGCGTCAAGGCTCGTTGGATTGATCTCGATGACGATAGCGATATCGTTCAGAATCACAAAGATCAGCTTTGGACTCTTTGCTTTGAAGACGTGCGTGATTCAGACTTTGTTTTGCTCTATTGCGAGGACTTTGATGAAGAACAGCGCGGCGCGTTGGTCGAACTAGGCATGGCTTATGGCTTCAATAAATCAGTTTATGCCGTTGGAACTTGCAAGACGATTGAACCCAACAAGATTTCAGATGTTGCGTTCACTCATTACAAAAATTTCCAATGGTTGCCAACCACTGATTTGGTTGAAGGCGCAAAGATGGCTTTGCGTATTGAAGAAAAGAAACGCGAATGGATCGCAGAAATTGAAACCACTATGAAAAAGGATGTTGCATAATGCCATATATTCCAGACCCACAGCGCGAAATGGCGCACGAAATTCTTGGCGATGAAGCCCTAACCTACACCCCAGCCAATGCAGGCGAACTCAACTATATTGTCACTCGCCTGATTGATAACTACCTTGCCAACACTGGCATCCGTTATGCCTACATTAACGAGATGATCGGCGCGTTGGAATGTTGCAAGATGGAACTTTATCGCCGCATTGCTGCACCTTATGAAGATCAGGTTTGTGATCAGAATGGGGACGCATATTTTAGCCAACTACCAAACATGGGGGCTGATTACTGATGGAAACGGCAATCGACATTGTTCTGGAAACCATCCTAGTCTTGGCAGTTTTAGCTATCTTTTAAGATAATGGGAAGCGCAATGCTTCCCATTTAGCGCCAGCTGGAACAAAACGTGAACAAACCAAGCCTCGCGTTCTAATATGCTTTTTATCCAATGAAAACAAAGTCTTAGCCGATGACCGGCGGCCGACGCTAAGTCATTGATTTTATTGCATAATTTATTTTATAACCCACTGAAAACATTGAAAACTTTTTTGCGTCCACCCCTTGACTTTTAGGGTGAGAATACCTATATATAGAGGATAGCAACAAATGAGGTTTACAATGATTGCAAAAAATGCTTATGTCGTTATGGATACCGAGACTTCAGCTTGGTCTGGTCTGGTTTTTGACTTTGGCTGGACTACTGTTGACAAGCGCGGCAATGTTCTTGGCTCTGGCGATCTCAACTTTCTTGATGTTATTGTCAAAGAAAAGCCTTACTATGTCAACAAGATTGCGGGCTATGCCAAGCGTCAGCGTCACGGCATCCACCGCGTCACCAACTTTGCGGCTGGTCGCCGCTTGTTCAACGCCCATCTTTCGTGGCTTGAGCGTCAAGGGTTTCGCATTATCCTTTGCGCTTACAATGCTGGTTTCGATTGTCGCGTTCTCGGCTCGACTTCCCAGCGCATGGTTGGCGACAAATTTTTGATGCACTCGGTTGATCTGCTGGATATTTGGGGGAATTGGGCGAACTCTGCACCAAAGGCATATGACGCCCCCAAGACTGCCAGCGGTCGCTTTCTGTCTACCACCGCGCAGAATGTTTACCGCTTTGAGATGCAACAGCCTGATTTTATTGAGGCACACACAGCCGCAGACGACACGCGGATTGAAGCGCAGATTTTGATGCGTATTTTACGCCGCAAGAAAAAGCTGCATATCGTCAAATCACCACGCGATTTTGAATCGCAGATTTGGGAAAAATTCGCAGTCTCGGCATAAAAAAATGACTCTGACCCCTTGAAAAAAGGGGTCGGAATCCCCATATATTATATAGATTCTGATAGGAGATTTTAGCATGATGGAAATTACCACACAGCAACAGCGTTTTGGTTACAAAACTTTTTTTGAGCTGGACGGCGTACTGCTGTCTACTCTATTCACCAACGAAAAACCAACGGCGGAAGAAATCGAAGAACGCCGCATGGAAATTGTCACGCCTGATTGTGACGATTGCGCGTTCTTGGGTCACCGTTGCGGCGAATGTGACGCATACGATTTTGATGATGGTGATGACGGGCAGCCATCATGGGAACAAGAATGGCAGGACTTTGGCGAG